ATTATTGTACACTTTTATTTGTATAAAAGCAATGTGCTACTGCCATAAATCTTTACCACCACAGCGGGCGGAGAAAAAGGATATAAACGTCAAAACCACACACACGGCAACACTGGACGACCTGAAAGAGCTAATTAAGCCGCTTGATGCTATTCGTGATGGAATTAACCCGAAGACCGCGCCTGGCTACATCACCGCCGCGTGTGACTCGACGCACAGCACCGTAAAAGACCCGGAAACCGGCGACTTTAAGCAGGCGCGTAAAGGCTTCTTCTATCGTTGCGACGCGTCTGTAAGCAAATCGTCACTGGCGTATCTGGATTTCGACAGCGCAACGCCGGAAGAGTATCAGGAAGCGGTGCGCCGGGTTAAGCGCAGTCGTCGCGCGATGTGCCTCTACACCACGGCATCCCATACCGATGAGTCACCGCGCTTTCGCGTCGTCATGCCGCTGGGTCGCCCTGTCGAAGGGGGTGACATCATCCGCGTACGTCACGGGTTGCTGGAACACTTCTTCAAAGGCATGGGCGCTGACCGCAGCGGGTTCACTCTGTCGCAGCCGATGTATCTGCCTCCGGTCGGCGCTACCGTTATCTGGTCGCGCCGTAACGACCTGATTGACCCGGACGAGTTGCTTGAAGGCATCCCCGACGTTGACGTTAGCAGCGCATCCGACTACCAGATACCGGAAGAACTGCGCACCGCGTTTACTGATGCGTTTGAAGCACTGGCATTCGAGTACGGCGGCATCATGACACCCCGCGGTCTGAAAATGCCAGCTACGCCGGAACACGCAGAAAACTACAGCGACCCGACGCCGCGTCCGGATGACTTCCTGCTGTGTTTCCCGCGTGAAGGGTACGAAGCGCCGAACGTAACCATGATTCATGACACCGACATTACGGCGACCGAAGGCATGCCACCGAAAGAGGTGTGGAAGTATGCGTGCGATGCGACAGGGCTGCCGTTCAGTGAAGTTGCAGAGGCCATCGGATGGGGTGCACGTGAATCTGTTTCATGCAGCCTGGACGACCTGGAAGACGACGAGGATCCAGAGGAGGACGAGTTACCGGAACCGGTAAAGGCGGATTTCGTCGTTGAGGGGTACATGCCGTCGGATTGCATCTGGGATATCGTCGGGGAATCTGGCACGTACAAATCGTTCTATACGCTGGGGATGATGTACCTCAGCGCCGCCGGATACCGGTTTGCGGGAGCCGATACGCAGCGTTGCCACCATTTCTATATCGACGGCGAGGGTGGTGCAGCTACGCGCACACGTATCGATGCACTCGCGGCTAAATACGGCGAGGAAGGTAAAGATTATGTACATGTCATTGACATGGGTGAAGTCGGCAAGCTGAAAAACCTGATTAAGTTGATGCGTGAAACTGCTGGCGACGAGCCAATTGGCATGGTTGCGTTCGACACCCTTAACCAGACGCTGGCCCTGACGATTGATAAGTTTGACGAGAACAGTTCATCAACGGCAATCGGCATGGGTAAAGTCATCGCCATCCTGAAAGAAGTGCGTGACGCGACTAAAGCTGCGGTAGGCGTTGTCCACCATACGCCGAAGGGTGGAAAGAAAGCCCGCGGCAGCGGGGCGCTGTATGCGGGCGTCGACGTGGAACTGACAATTGAACGCGCAACCGACCGCCAGATAAACGTATATCACTCTAAATTTAAGCACGGGCCGCAACAGAAGACGGTCGGCATGGTGCTTGAGTCTGTACAGTTCCGTGAAGCGCCGCCGCCGAAAGAGTATCGCGCCGTTGAGTTCCTCGGTAGCACGGAGGAATACGGCACAATAGTAAACCTCGACCTGCCGGAGCCGCACAAGGCGCTTGTGCTGATGCCGTGGGGCTTCGAGCCGTTCAAGACTGACGAGGAGAAAGAGCGGGAAGAAGGTCTGACAAAGGAAGGTAAAGAAAACGTACGTAAAACCGTAGAGAACGCCGTCAACAGTTCGGAGGCCACGATACTGGCAGCGTTTGAACTGGCAGAAGGAACCTACAGCGGCAACGAAGGTATCACGGTAGCCGCAGCGAATAAGCTCGCACAGTCCGACCCTAACGCAAAGGCGTTCAACTCTAAAGAAGCCATAGAACGCGGGAAGATTAAGAAAATGGTTGAGGCCGGGTATCTTGTTCCGGGTACTGACGAAAACAATCAGATAATCCCTGGCCGTTACAGGCTGAACACCCGGATAACGGATAACAAGATTCCGAAGACAATATACGAACCGAATGAAATGTTAACAGTGACAGAGGAGGATTTGGAATGAGCGGTAAATTTAAAGAAGTAAGCGACGAACTGAAAGGTAATAAATACACCAACCACAGAGGTGAAATAGTAGAAGTTCTTAACGTAGTTCCTTATGGGCGTGGCTACCATGTTGTGTTCAGCTACACGGAGGCTTACAGCGTGTACTGCGGGTTAGGTAAGTTTCGCAAAAGATACCCGATAAAGGTGCAATAAAAAGAAAGGGGCGTTAAGCCCCTTCACCGAACGCCAGCCACTTGGCGTCTACTTGCAGCACTTCCGCCAGTTTAAACAGCGTTGCCGGTCGGACGTCCTGAGTTACCCCGAGTGCCAGTTGGTTAATCGCGCCCTGAGAAACACCAGCCAGAACAGCCAGACGGCGCTGGGAGAGGCCTAGCTCTTTACGGCGTTGTTCTACACGGATGCCTAGTTCAGATGGTTGCATGTCAATTACTCCTTAGTCAGTTGATATGTGAATAGTACCATATTAATTATTTTAGAAAAGCCCATTGACAACATGAATAGTTCGCTATTATAGTTAGCCTATACCAAACGAGAGGAGAGAAACAAATGACCAATAACCGCAAAGCAAAGATTCTGTTAGGCCTTGATATTGCATTTGGAACTAAAGAAACCGCACGCTATCGCGTAAGCAACAATCGTGTTGGCTTCTTCGACAAAGCGACGGGCCGGTTAGTTAAAACCGTTAAATACAAATAAACAGGAGAACAAATAATGTTAGACCAATTCTTAAAATTACTGGAACGTTTCGTAGTTGCCCATGAACTGATTGCTGCGAACAGTGTGAAACAGGTTGTCGTTGCTGAAACTGCAACAATCGGGCCTACTGTTGCAACAAAAGAAATCCCGGTTGAAGGAGAAGACGTCGTCGACACTAAACCTGCAGAAGAAGAGAAGCCGAAACGCAAGCCGCGTAAAGGTAAAGTAGAGGAACCTGCGCCAGAGCCGGAAGAAGAGAAAGAAGAGGTCGATTACCAGTCCATTCGCGACCAGATTCAGGCTATCGACGACGCGATTAACGAGGGTCCTAGTGATGCCGCGTGCGATGATTCCGATGAACTGCTGGAAGAGTTCACCGGTAAGAAGATGAAGATTGCCGCGATTAAAGACGAAGACCTTGCGGAGTACCTGGAACGCCTGACGGCAATCAAGAACAAGTATTTCGAAGAAGAATAATTATCCCGCGGCCTTCGGGCCGCTTTAACTGAGGGTCGGAATTATGGCTATTTTAGCTAAGAAAAGTGGGCTTATGATTTCAGGGCGAGTCATAGAAGAAACAGATAACTTTGTATGCTTCCACGCGGTAGATAATAAACGCCCTACGTATGTACAAAAGTCGGATAAAACACAAAAAGTTTTCGACGGTGATTTTTCTATGGATGACGTTTTCTCGTGGATTAATTCTGTGAGGGTAAAGAAATGATTTACCAACTCTACCGCGCCGTAGACAGGCGGGATAACACAGAGGCGTTGTGGCTGTTGCGTGCGCCGTCCGGTGCGCACCAGATGGAAGAGATGGCGTACTTAGGCAAAGTGCCGCACCCTAAAGATATAGGCCGTCACGTGTCGCAGATTAAGCGCACGACTTTCGCCAAGCCTGACTTTTATGTCTTCGAGTCGATGTACGGGTGGGCTATGCATTGTGACCATAAGACACGACATTTAATTGACCAGTGGGGGAACAGGGTATGAATTGGGTTAGCGTAAACGAAGCATTACCGGAGTCAAAAGATGATTCTGTTTTAGTTTGCTCAGTAGACGGTAGTAAATGCGACGATAATGGGTTCCCGGAAGGTGGAATTGATTTTGTGCACATACAGGACTATTTCGACGACATTACTGCGGGGCTGGATGAAAACGGAAATCAGTTATATACGAAACAGTATATCGAGATGGGTATAACACACTGGATGTATTTACCAGAACTACCGGAGGAGGCTAAATAATGATTCTAAAAGAACGCGGCGGCAATAACGATGTGCACGCCCTGCTGTCGCCGTCAGGTGCTAAGAAGTGGCTGACGTGCAGTGCATCACTGGCCTGTGAAAGAGATATCCCTAACACATCGGGTAAAGCCGCCGTATTAGGCACAGCCATGCACACCATAGCTGAGATGCATCTAAACCAGTACATCAAAGGCACTGCGTTGCCGTTAGAACGTGAAGTCGGTGCTTACGTGCTGGATGAGGGTAAAGGTCAGATTAAGGCGCTAATCAGTCCGATGAAAGGTGCGGTACTAATTACGGCGGACATGATTGAGCAGGTGCGCAAGTACACCGACTACTGCAAAGCGATTATCGATGTAGCGACTTACGCCAAGCTGGAAATGCGTGTCAATCTTACTGAGGTATTGCATCCGGGTTATGGAGGCGTTGAGACGTTCGGAACCGCCGACCTTGTTGCCGTTCTTGAAAAGGCGAACACAGACGAACATATCCTCAATGTTACCGACCTGAAAACCGGGCGGCATCGTGTCGAAGCGAAAGAAAACAAGCAGCTTATGCTTTACGCTCTCGGTGTTTATCGCCGGCTCAAGAGACGTTATAACATCACCATGGTTCGTCTGGTCATCTTCCAGCCGTACGCGGGTGGCGCGTCGGAGTGGGACATCTCAGTTGAAGGTCTGGAGCTGTTCGCTAAGTTTGCGCAGAAACGCGCACTGTTAGCCCTCGATGCTTATTCCCGCGGCAAGAAGAACCTGAAGGCATCGGATTTCAAGCCGTCAGTAGATGGTTGTCAGTGGTGCCGGTTCTCTGAACAGTGCGCCGCGCGTACAAAAACAGTTAACGCGGTACTGGCAGAAGAACTGGAGGACGACTTTGCACTGGAACTGACGCCAGAGCAACTAGTAGCTGAATACGAGAAGCTGCCGCTGTTGCGCCAGCACATCGACAAGGTTGAAAAAGCGATGGCTGCCGCGTTGCATTCCGGTAAGAAAGTGCCGGGGTACAAGCTGGTTGAAGGTCGTCCTGGTAATCGTGCGTGGAAGGATGAAGACGCAGTAAATAAATTCAGAGAAAACCATGTAAACGGCTACTTATTAGATAAACTAGTGCCAGTTACCCCAACAGAAGCAGAAAAAACCATAGGTAAAATTGACCCAGAACTGTGGGAAGAATTGGCTAAACTCGTGACACGTAAGCCAGGCGCACCATGTGTCGCAACGGCAGACGACAAACGCCCTGAGTGGAATCAGGTAACAGAGGAGGATTTAGAATGATTCGTAAAATGTTCAGGGTGCTTGGTGGGTTTGTGGCGTGTATTGTTTTCTGGGTTCTTATGCTGCCCCTAACGCTACCGACATTTATCTTAATGTGCCTTACGGTATGTGTAGCGCAAACTCGCGACATCGAAGCCATCCTGCGTGATAAATCGTGGAAGACACAGGCGCTTCGATTCATAAACAACATGAAATGGCCCAACAAGTATATTGAGATAGTTGAGAAAATAACTGGCTGGAAGGGTTGACACCTGAATAGTTAGCTACTATATTTCTAATCACTGGCCGGGCAGCCTCCCGGAGTAAGCGAAACTTAAAAGCGAGAAATCAAGATGGGTATTAAACTGAATCTGCGTAAAGTAAACACTGCATGGGTTAACGTATTCGAACGCGAAAAAGACCGTGAAAACGATGATGGCTCAATCACTAAAGGCCAGTACAGCGCGACTATCATCCTGCCGTCTGACCACGCGCAAATCGACGCGCTCTACGACACAGTTTATGCTGTAGTTGAAGAAGCATTGGGTGCCGCTGCTGCCGAGAAGTGGATGAAATCCAACTACGGAGAAGGTAAGCACATGGATAAATGTGCGATTAAGGACATTGCCGAGCGTGACAATCCGTTTGAAGACTTCCCGGAAGGCTTCTACTTCAAAGCTAAGGCACAGAAACAGCCACTGATTGTAACCTCTAAAAAAGGTGAGACTCAGGTAGAACAGGACTTCAACGTAGACGGCGAACAGATTGAAGGTGAACAGGTTTACAGCGGCTGCGTTGCTAACGTAAGCGTCGAAATCTGGTTCAGCCAGAAATACAAAGTCCTCGGTGTTAACCTGCTGGCGATTAAATATGTTGGCGAAGGTAAAGCGTTCGGTGGTTCTAAAGTCGCCGCAAGTGTAGACGACCTGGAAGACGACGATGAAGATGAAGCACCGCGACGCGAACGTCGCCGTCGCTAATATCTGAATCAATTTAACTAAGGCCCTTCATTGGGCCTTTTTACTAAGGGTCAAAAATAATGAGTTACCTGTTCTTAGACTTTGAAACATTCTCCGAGGCCGATTTAAAGAAAGTTGGCTCCTACGCTTACGCCGAACACCCAACCACCGAAGTGCTCATCTGTACCTATGCTTTTGACGACGAGCCTGTACAGGTATGGGATTGCACCGACGGCAGCGACATGCCGGGAGATTTGCACCGCGCGTTACGCCGTCTGGTTAAGCCAAACAGCCGCATCAAGATGGTGTGGCACAACGGCTCAATGTTCGATCGTCTTGTCATGAAGCACTGCTGGGGTTTTGATATTCCGGTAAGCAACACCATTGATACGATGATTTGGGCGTTTCGTCACGCGCTGCCGGGTTCACTTGATGCGTTGTGCGAAGTGCTGGGCGTATCTGCGGACAACGCGAAAGACAAACGCGGCAAGGCTCTGATTCAGCGTTTTTCTAAACCGACGCCGAAGAACTACAAAATACGTCGCTACACCGCCGAAACACACCCGGACGAGTGGGCGATATTCATCAAGTACGCCGTGAGCGACATCACCGCGATGCGTGAAGTCTTCCATAAGCTGCCGCGTTGGGGTAACTCCGAGTTCGAGGACCGGGTGCTTGAGCTGGACCAGTTAATCAATGACCGAGGGTTTAAGGTTGACGTAGCGCTGGCAGAAGCCGCAATTGAAGCCGTGGAGAAACACAAAGCGCAGTTACAGGAAGAAGCCCAGCGCAAATACGGCGGCTCTCTTACTGGTAAAGACTTCCTTCCGATTCTGCGCGAACTTGCGCCCGCGCACCGCATCCACAATGCGCAGAAGTCAACGCTTCATGACCTGCTGGCAGACGATGATTTACCGGACGATGCGCGTACTATTATCGAAATGCGGCTCGGGGCCGCGTCCACCGCATCAACGAAATATAACCCACTGCTGTTGGGCCGCTCTTCGGACGACCGACGCCGCGGTTGTATCCAGTACGGCGGGGCAAAGCGTACGTTACGGTTTGCGGGTAAAGGCTTCCAGCCGCAGAACCTCGCACGCGGGTACTATCATGATGATGAACTGGATAAAGGTATTTCCGCGCTACTTAAAGGCCGTGCGCATCGCCGTTTTGATGTAGCCAAACTAACGGCATCGACGGTGCGTAGCTGCATCATACCGGAAGCCGGGCATAAGTTTGTCGTTGCCGATTACTCTAACGTTGAAGGCCGTGGTTTGGCGTGGCTGGCTGGGGAAGACGATTTAATCGAAGTATTTGTAAACGGGGTTGATGTGTATAAGAAACTCGCATCAACGGTGTTCAACGTTGCCTATGAGGATGTAACAAAGGACCAAAGACAAATAGCCAAAGCAATGGTTCTGGGCCTCGGCTACGCGGGAGGTGTCGGTGCTTTCGTCACGTTTGCTAAAAACTTAGGTCTTGATTTGAACGATATGGCCCGCACTTTAGACGGAACTTTCCCGGACCATATTTGGGCTGCTACCGCACGCGGTTACGAGTGGGCGCGTATTCAGGAAGCCAAGCGACCACCACGTCCTGGTGAAAAGGATGACAGGCCATCGTATATTCTTGATAAGAAAGTGTGGCGTACCTGCGACGCTTTAAAACGCATGTACCGAGAAGCTAATCCTGCAATAGTCAAATTCTGGCGGGATATTGAAGACGCGGCCATGGCGGCTATCCGCAACCCAGGTAAAGAGTTCACCGCAGGGCCACGCGGCGTTAAGTTTTCGCGTAACGTAGAGACAGACAACAACGGCAACAAAGTCGCCGGTTGGTGGTTGCGCATGACGTTGCCGTCGGGCCGCGTCATGTCTTACCCGGGCGTCGGGTTGAGCGTGTCGAAAGAGACAGACGAAGACGGGAAGGTGTCTACTAACGTGCGCATCAAGTACCAGGGTGAAAATCAGCTAACCCGTCAGTGGGGGTTCCAGTACACCTACTCCGGTAAACTGGTGGAAAACTGCACTCAGGCGTTGTGCCGTGATTTGCTGGCCAACGCGCTGCTGAACGTTGAGGCAAACGGCTACCCGATTGTGCTTCACGTACACGATGAGATTATCTGCGAGACACCAGATTTACCGGAATACAATGTAGCAGAGCTTGAGCGGTTGATGTGCGAATTACCGGAATGGGCAGAAGGCTTCCCTCTTGTAGCGGAAGGTGCGGAGATGAAGCGTTATGCTAAGTAAACTGATTATTGCGGTACTGGCGGGATTCGCCGCCGTTGTCTATTGTCACGAGGGTCAATACGGCATGATTGTCGCCGTACTGGGCATGTTCATCGCAATTTATCTGTGGGTGCTGGAATGAAAATTTACTGGTTACACGAAGAAGACCGCCGAATCTGCCCGCGCTGTGGCATTGAGCATACAAAACGAGAGGGGTGCGTATTATGACAATGTTTGCATTTTGGACGATAGTAACCCTGCTCGCACTGTTACTCGGTGCAGGAATAGCCGCGATGTTCTGTTACGGTCTGTTCTTTAAGTTTGTCGGTATTGCGGTTCTCGGAGGGGCGTTTATAACCTGGACTCTGCGGTCATGACTAAAGAGGGCCGCGTACAGAAATACGCAAAAGAGCGATTCGAGGCCATTGGTGGCCTCATTCGTAAACTTTCCTACGAGGGGCGCTCCGGCGCTCCCGACCTGCTGGTAATTCTCCCCGGGGGCATCGTCTGGTTCGTCGAGGTGAAGAAAGACGAAAACACGAAGCCAGACCCGCACCAGCTACGTGAGCACGAGCGGATGCGCAAACGCGGTGCAAATGTTTTTGTCGTTGGGTCGTTTAAACAGGTTGACGACCTAATAGCGAACTATTATAGTTATCCGTACACCAACAATATAAGGAATTGAGAAATGAAATACGAATATGGCTGCAAACCAGCACGTGACATCGTACCGGGCGACATGATTTTCAACGTTAAGACCCGCCAGCCTGTTGCCGTTGATACGGTGTTCGTAGAGTCTAACGGTAAACTGGTAATCGAAGATGTAACCGGTAACGTTACGGCGTTCGGACGTAAAGAGTTGGTGCTGGTGGCCAAATGAACTATTACAACGAATGGGATAAAGGCGCAGCCGCGTGGCTGCGTGAATTAATAAAACAGGGCCACATACCTTTTGGAGTTGTAGATGAAAGAAGCATTACCGAAGTTAAGCCAGAAGACCTTGACGGGTTCACCCAGTGTCATTTTTTCGCTGGCATCGGCGGCTGGCCTCTCGCGCTCAGACTTGCGGGAGTTTCGGAAGATACGCCTCTCTGGACGGGAAGCCCGCCTTGCCAACCGTTTAGCGCGGCAGGAAAACAACTCGGACAGTTCGACCCGAGACACCTCGCGCCAGTCTTCCTCGACCTCATCAGCGAGTGCCACCCTCCAGTCCTCTTTGGGGAACAGGTTGCGCCAGCAATTGCAAAATCGTGGATGTGCGATTTACAAACTCACCTGGAAGGAGAAGACTACGCCGTCGGGTTTGCCGTACTCCCAGCTTGTAGCGTCGGCGCTCCGCACAAAAGAGAACGACTCTTCTTTGGTGCGTACCAACTGGCCTGCACCGACAGCGAACGATTACAAAGGGAGCGGAGAGACTGTTATCCGCAAGGACGGGAAGGACAGAACATTCGACAGGCTGGACTACTCAACGGAACAGGGGCTAAAACTGACGAATTGGCCCACCCCTCGCAGTTCGGATGGGGAAAAGAACGTGAGAACACTAGAGGGGGCGCTATCGGAGATTCAGAGGAAGGGTGGGCCTCAAGACGTGGCACAAGCGGCGGCGATAACACAACTAATTCGCATCACGGCTTCTGGTCAGATGCTGACTGGCTCGGATGCCGGGATGGAAAGTTCCGGCCAGTTGAACCCGACACATTCCCGCTGGCTAATGGGATACCCGCCAGAGTGGGACGATTGCGCGGTTACGGCAATGCCATCGTCCCGCAAGTAGCCGCCGAATTTATAAAGGCGTTTATGGGGGCCGTAAATGAGTAAGTTTCAAAGGCGCGAATACCAGAAGCTCATGACTTCGTTCATGCTGCAACATCCGCGCTGTAATATTTGGGCGAGCATGGGCGCCGGGAAGACCGGCAGCGTACTGTGGACATTAAACCGACTGTTCCGCAACGGCCAACTTAATGATGACGACCGCGTGTTAATACTCGCCCCGCTGCGCGTTGCGTCCGGCACATGGCCCGCAGAACAAGAGAAATGGCAATTCCCATGCCTGAATGTCGTCGATGCTACCGGTTCAGAGAAGCGCCGCATCACGGCGCTGGAGTCAGACGCCAATGTGATTTGCATCAACTACGAGGTCATAGACTGGCTTATTGACTATTACGGCGTGGATGACTGGCCATTTACTGTAATAGTCAACGATGAAAGCACGAAATTGAAATCATATCGTAGCCGTTCCGGGGGGAGCAAGCGGGCTAAGGCACTTAGTAAAGTAGCATTCAGAAATGTTAAGAGGTTGATAAACCTTACTGGTACGCCATCGCCAAACGGCCTCAAGGATTTGTGGGGCCAGAACTGGTTTATAGACGCTGGCGAGCGACTTGGTTCTTCGTACACGGCATTCACCGACCGCTGGTTTAACTCGGTACAGAAGGGCAAATCAGCTATGGCGCGCGAGTACCACGCCCGCCCTGGCGCAGATAACGAGATTCACCAGAAGATGAAGGATATTAGTCTCACTATTGACGCTGCCGAGTGGTTCGGCTGTGAAGCGCCGATTATCGTTCCTGTTGAAATCGACCTGCCGAAGAAAGCACGTCAGGCGTACATTGATATGGAGGAGAAGTTATTCGCGGAACTGGAGAGCGGGGAAGTTGAAGCGGCTAATGCAGCAGCGAAGACGTCGAAGTGTTTGCAGATTGCCTCTGGTGCCGTGTATGTATCGGGGCCAGACGGTGAAGCAACCAAAGACTGGGAGAAAGTGCACGACACGAAACTGGATGCGCTCGAGTCGATTGTTGAGGAGTTACAGGGCGCTCCGTTACTGGTGGCCTATCAGTTTAAGCACGAACTGGAACGTATCCTTAAGCGTTTCCCACAAGCTCAGGCGTTTGCCAAAGGTGCGAAGGGCAATAAGCAGATGGAGGCGTGGAACCGTGGCGAAATACCTATGCTCCTGATACACCCCGCCTCCGCAGGCCACGGGCTGTCGCTACAACACGGCGGGCACCACATGGCCTTTATGAGTCAGGGGTGGAACCTGGAACATTATCTGCAGGTTATCGAGCGTATAGGCCCAGTAAGGCAGATGCAATCTGGGTATAAACGGTCTGTATTCATTTATCAAATAATAGCCCGAGATACTCTTGATGAAGTTGTTGCCGCGCGTACCGACGAGAAAAGGTCCGTACAGGACGAACTACTTAATTATATGAAGCGCAGAGGTAAGAAATGAACATCATAGCCCCGATTCCGGCATTGCAAAAACGTATCAAAGAACTTGAGGAGGAGGTTCTACGGCTACGGCAGCAAAGAGACGCCGCTAATGCGCAACTGGCGTTTGTACTGGAGAAGTTATCAGAAGAGTAGAGAAAAGGCCCCGTTATGGGGCCTTAGTTTTATGATGGTTATCTAAGCCATTGGCTTGGTTTTTGTTTCAGTATATGTATCGCCCCTTGCCCAGAAGCTGCGGATTGCGCAGTTGATAACGTCACGATGTAGGTATTCCCTACTGTTCTTGGTTGAGTAAGGTTAAATTGGAAAGGGGAGCCAGTGCAGGTGATGTATTCAATCCCTGAGTCAGAAGTAACCTGAAATTCTGTTGATACCACACTACCGGAAGAAATAGATACATGAATCGCTATCTCACCCCCCGTATATACAAAAGGTATGCTTGGCGTATTTGAAAAATCCTTAAAGTTAAGCATTGCCGTTGAACTAATGACCTCTTTGCCAACGTCATTAGTTAGCTGAGCAGGTTTAACGTAATCATAAGGGTTGAGAACGTAATAGTTTACGAAATTTACAAAACTTGAAGACGCCTTTGAAGAACTATGCCATGTTTTTTTATTGTCTATACGGTATATGGATCGGATGTTGAGAAACTCACTTGCCGTTGCTCTTTGCAGTATACCAGTCCCTATGCCAAAATGGATATTACCGACGTCAAATACGTGGTCCTCGACATTTCCTGTAGTTGATAATATCGCAATATCAGGCTCTGCACTATCTTCAAGCGCTTCACTGCATTTTTCGAAGTACATAGAACCAACAGACCAACTAACAGCGTTAACAGTAGCTAAACCAGCGCCTGCTGTGGTTTCAGCTATTAATGTTCCTATTCTCGATGCCAGTCCTTGCCCGAGAGTGACACCGGCGCCTATGAGCTGTGGGGTTAAAGATGATGAATACGGGTCATACCCATAGGACAAAGATTTTGATGTGTTATACGCAGCGACGACACCAAATTCAACACCATTAACGTTTACATCTCCGGTTTCACCGGAGAAACCATGTGCCAAAGATACACCTCTTGCACAATCAATCGCCATATATTGGTTTACTTTATGATACCAACTCCCAAGAAGTACAATTCCAACTTCTGTGGCATTATAAGCATATATAATGTCTGTGACAGATTCTGCAACTACACCAAAACCATAAAAACCGTAAGGCGCAACATTGTTAGCATCAATATTTAATGTGCCAACGTGCCTAATTCCACGAACTTGTTGTTCAGGCAATGAAAGGTCTGGGGATGTTCCTACTGGTTTTTTGCTGGCGCGAACTACAGCCTTTCCGCCCCATGAGTAGCCACTCATCGCTTTAATAGTTGCGCCGTTTGTCTCCATCACTAAATATGACGGGATAACAACTTCATCGCTAACAAAATAAGTAGCACCAGCAGTGAGTCGTAAAAATCCAGTCGCTATTGCCTTGTTAATGGCGTCAAGGCAGTCATGCGTACTGTTATTTACAACCGCCCCGAAATTCTCGGGTGTATTCTCGTCAAACCCATTCAGTTTACCTACGTTAGACCAAGCGGAATCAGGGGCCGAGCCGTAGGAGAACGGCAATACGCCAGTATATCTGTACCAAAAGCCGTCGGCGTCGCCCACAACGTCGTATTTAGTACCTACAGACCCGCTGTCGGAAAACTTACCAACTTTTTTGTATAAGGATAAGTTGCCGTTGTCGGGTAGTGAGTACCCGCGCCATGATTGCAAGTCGATGCGTAAATCTGGGTCTGTCTGCGGTTTCCAGTCAGCGTTTCCTACCGGGTTAAAGCCCGCTGGAACGGTAACAGGTAGTGCACCCGCATACGAGTACCACGTTTTACTCACAGGGTCATAAACCACTTTGTCGCGGTCGGCTGTTGTCAGCGTGCCACCGGTGGAAAAGTCCCACGATACAGGAGAAAAGCCAGCATCACGTAACACGGCCGGGAGTGTCTTCTGCGTCTGTCCGGTAACAGGGTTGGTCGCGTAGTCAATATCAGCATCGCCAGCGACACCGCCGGATTTACCGGTGATAACCTCGGCTTCAAAAATCTGGTGTTTCTTGGCGGTTTGTAAATCCGCCAGGCTTAAAACGTCACCGCATCCGCTTGACATATAGAGTCCTCTTTAACTAAAACCGTTGCTGAATCCGCCGGAGAAACCGCTACCGAAAGGCGCGACGCCGTCGTATTTATAGAAATCTGCTTCGTAGTTAATCCCGGTAATCTTAACCGTTCTGTCGTCTCCGGGGTCAACTGTAGAAACAAGAATCATCTGAGCATTATGCCTTGCTTCGTTGCCGAATGAAAACTCAGTTTTTAGTGCGCTATTCCCTGTGTATATCGCCTCCTGCGGCGCAGAGAGCATAACCACTTCACGGTCGTGGCTTCCAGGCACAACGGCAACACTTTGAACTCCACCGTCTCGCTTCTTAAGAATAAGTGAGTGGTCGTCTCCGGGGGTAAATGTAATAGGTTGTGATAGCGTCAGCGCAAGCCCATTAACGGCAACAACATAGCCATCTTGCGGGGCCATACGCGAACCTTTTACCACACTTACCGCACGCCCAGGCATTGCAAAAATCCCTTCTTCTGTCGCTGTGAATGATACCGTTACCTTCTTCAACAGGTGTTTCTGGTAGCGGCGGTACGCAGCCCAGTACGCCTGTTGATAATTACGGATACCTTTAGAGTCGTACGTTTCAGTATTAACGCCACCTTCTGCGGGGATGCTGATTGTCTCTTTGACGTTTGTATTCGGGTCGATGTACGAAAACTTGAGACTATCGTATACCTGGGCGTCATTAAACGTGCGCGTCCATTTCTCAGTAGCTGGGGTCTTGCTGCGATGGGTAAACACCATCTCAGGGCCGATGCGAGGGCGCTCGAAGTCCAGAAGAATATCGGCGCCTCTGCGGTATGGGGTGCAGAAAATTGCTTCCGCTATCGTAGTTACTATGTCCTGCATAGTGGTTTTATAGTCATCAAACGTATAGCAAAACTCTCCTGCGGATGTGCTGCCGAAATAGCTTTCAATTTCGTTCTGCACGGCCAGCAGTTTATCCATATTTGCCGTTGTCAGGTTCAGTGCGCCAACTTCCGGGTCTCTGGCGAGGCGAATGAGGGACTGGGTGGCCTTCGTGTTCGGCGTGCGAACTGTGTCGAAAACTCCGTTACCGAGGTACTTAAATACCATCTCCGTCACCACCATGCGCAACTGAGGTTGTTTAACCTCCGCCGCTCGTGGCGTCTGTTTACGCGCGGAATGCACTGTCGTTCGGTTACCGTAGTGCGGGGTTCGGTCGACTAATTGCCCGTAAAGATTTATATAGGCCACTTCATCGACTACTGTACCCTCAAAATCAAGGTCCAGATTGGTGACACGACGCGCTCTCACTCTTACACGTGATACGGACGGCAGGTCCGCATATATAGTAACCCCAGTATAATCGGCAGACCTTCCGGAAACTGTCCCTTGTTTAGTGTAAACAGGGCCGTAAGCGCTCCCTGTTTCATCTAAAAGCTGATACTGCAGCTCTACGGTCACTGCAGCCCTGGATTTATTGTCCCCATTGTCTTTGTACATACCATTCGTAGCGCCAATGTTGGCCACGATTCTTTCTACTGCAATTCTGTTTATAGCAACCCAATCGGTGAGGCTGGCCGAGGTGGTATCTAGCGGGCCTATAGTTGACTCTGGTTCATTAGATTGTATTTTATAGCCGCCCACAGGCAACTTCTGCCATTGAGATAGTGCCGGTGTGGCATCTACCCTAATCTCCGTCTCGCTTACAGAAATGCATGTGTAATTCCCATCAAGAATGGCGTCCGTTGCTGGGTTTGGGCTGCCGGATACCCAGCAATGTATACCGATGAATTTAACGGCCATACCCACTTTGATAAAGTCACTAAACCCGGCGTCCCCAGTTGGGTCGGTTACTGTGCCAGTTGTTCCCTCCAGTTTCGCAATAGATAGTTCTCTCGTTACAGGCGACGCAAGGTCGTTAGGTGCTTTCAGCACCACACCGTCCACTTCATTGGACGCAACAGTGATGTAAAGCCCTTGTGTAATGGGGCTTCCGACCATTAATTGTGGGGCGTTTGTGTTGTTCGGAGAGGTGTACGGAGCGTACACCGCCACAGACGTGCCGGTTATATCCCGGACCTTAGTATCGCCGTCGGTGATGTCTTCTGCTTTAACGTCAAGATACCCGCGCCCCGCATCATAATAACCGTACTCGATGATGCGACCAGCGTCATCGAAGACTTTATATGTAGTCATAAGGTTATTAGGTATTGTCTGCACCCTGCCGCAGATGTCATAAGTTCGCTCGTAAGGGCGAGCCTTGTTATTTCGGTCTGTCAGACTGTTGTTCGGTGAGTCCGCTTGCTGGTTAGCAAGATTGTTAGACGCGCCCTTCGTTGACGGTGTGAGTAATTTAGCTAGCGGTTTAAGGATGATGCTGAACACTTTCATCACACCCTTGATAGCACCGCCACCAGCACCTTCCAGGATGTGGAAAACCGCATCCTGTTTTAACGCGTCGAAATTTTCTGTTACGTCGTTATCCTCCCCTATCTCTTCGAGGAAAACGCGAAACGGCACACCGTCAGGGATATGGTTTACGACGAAATTAAGCGGCGAGTCGTTATGCCGTTTTTGTGTGAATGTCCCGTCTTCGTTACGGGTGTAGTGGATGACTATCGCCAAAATTCAATCTCCGGGTATGTGTCGCGCAAATCGTCAAGACGGTCAAGGCGCACTTGTCTGGACGCTAACTCGCAGTGGCTTACCATCCCATCATAATACACGCCCGCGTGCCACACTACACGCCCTCTGTGATAAGTGCCCAGCAACACGGCGTCGTAATTCTGCGGACTGGCAGCGCGTTCCAGGCCTTTCGGGTCAGAGTGCCCTGCGTCAAACGCCGCGTCTATAGCCGTCGGGGAGGTTACGTCGAAAGTCGGGGTAGATAGGCCAACATCGCCGCGCACCCTGCGCACGTGATGCCAACAATTGTAACGACGGAAGTCATAAGGGGTGCCCGTATAATCGGTGATACTCATGACAAGAGTACCCCACGCAACAGCGGTATTTCTTCCGGTGTCATCAGGATTCCGGTCTGCCGTTGGTTGAGCATAGGCGTTCCGGTCTCTGCGGTGAACACGCCTTTCTCTTGTGTCAACGTCTGCAACTCGTATACCACTGGGCCGTCGCACGGGTACGACAGGTCTGTGCTTACGTAGCGCCGGAATATGAATTTAGGTAACTCTGTATTGCTATACGGGATGCGGTCCATCTCTTCATCGAGAATGTTAAGAACATCCGGCAGCGAGAATGATGCTGTTTGGTCCATGTCATTATTGTTTGCGGCATTCTTAGCGTCCATAGGGGTAGCTTCGAACGTAACGGTTTCGCCAGTCTCAAGCGTAGCGGTAAGATCAGACGTACCGCGCACAAGCAACCACCGCTTTGAAAGAAGCGGGTGTGTTATTTCAAGAGTAATGTAATCCAGTTCGCCGTCTGGGTTTGATGCCAGTTTACGACGATAGGCGGCTTCTACTGATTCCTGGCTCATTGCATTGGGTCCCAAATACGTGGAAACGTTGATTGCGCGGTTCCGTATGCTTTAAGGAATCCGCCTAAGCAATCCCCATAACAGCCGAACAAATCCGGTAGATTCTTAGTAAGGCATGTATCTTCCTGAATAGCTGTTCTCTCTGCCGTGGCGGTGAACGTGATCACCCAGTTCTTGCCGTCGTCGGTGCTGTCACTAATAGTCGATGTGATGAGTACCTGGTGGTCCTCGATGCCCATACCTGTATCATGCGGCATGATAAACGAGGACGCCCCGCCGTCGATGTTGTTCAGGAAGCTATAAAACGCCTGGCGCCCGAGAGAAGACACGACAAGCGTAACGCTAATCGGCACTGGCTCAAAGTATGTGTCTCGCCCCTGGCGAGGTAAGCCGCCCTGAACCTCGGTGCGCCAGATATTACTCCCCCTGGTCTGAGAGTACCCCTTCGACACTATTGGTCGAAGGGACATAGGGAATCTCAAATCGCTCATTAATTAATACCCCGGCTGACCGCGGGTAGCGCGGCGAGCTTTAGAAATCGGTGAGTTGTTATCCTGTAACTGCGACGCTACTGTTTCACTGATTATAATACGTAAACGCCCTTCGTCATCACGTTCTGTTACGGCAGAGTCCACACGGCCGGTGGTATTGTTGACGATTGTCACGCTGTCGCCACCTGACGGGCTGCCGTTTTGGCCCATAATTTCTTTCATCTGCTGCGCGGTGCGCACACGCGATGCGCCAGCGGGCATGATAACCTCCGGCTTACCGCGTTCAGCGATGGTAGACATCTGGCCTGCCGATAGCTGCCCACCCTGTTCACGCGCCGAGCGGATTTTGGCGATATTAGCCAGCCCCGCGGCAACGGCAGTAGCCGCGGCAACCGGTGCCAGGAATGGGCCGACGACCGGTATCGCCGCAGTAGACTTATATGCTTCGATAGCTGACGTGTATGTTGCGATAGTGGCCTGGGCAATAGCAAACGCTTTATAAGCGGCGGACGCCTCGCCAAATGCTGTTTTAGCATTAGATGCCATGTCACCAAAGGCGTCCCCGGTGGCTTTGGCACGCTTCATTGAATACTGCTCATCCAGGGCTAGGAGCGCCATCTGGTACTGCTCAGCGTTAATTATGCCGTCGGCCATGTATTTTGAGATGATATTCGCTTTTTGAGACTGTTGTATTTCCAACAACTCAAGCTCAGCGGCATTCTGGCCCATAATCTGGGCCATGAAGTCGTCTCCTTTCTGCTGCTTTTCCTGCTGCTCTTTTCTTTTCTTATCCAGTTCTTCCTGTCTGGCCTGCTCGGCTGTGAGCATAATTTGAGTTTTGGCGTTTTCGTACTGCTGCTGGCTTATTGTTCCGGCGCGGTTGAACTCTTCAAGTTTCGCCAGTTTCTGCTCTTCTGCCGCTGTGATACGTGAAATTTCGTCTCCGGTTGTTCGGTCGACAGTAGCGAGGAAATCTTCCGCCGCTTTTTTCTGTCGTTCAGCTGCGGTTTCTTCGCGTTTGGCTTGTGCCGCCAGACGTTTCTCGTTCGATTTAGCCTCTCGGTCTGCCTTCGCTTTTTCGGTCGCGTCGATGCGAGCGATGTCTTGCCGTGCTTCCGTGTCACGGGCCGCGTTATACGCGGCTATCTGTTCTTTGGTGACCGCTTCACGTTTAGCGAACGCCTGTTTATCAAGTTCAGCTTGCGCCCGGATGCGCTCACGGTCGCTTAATATGGCGATTTGCTGATTCTTGACGATAGCTTCGTTCTGTTCCTGGAATCTCTGCGTTGTTGAGTTGACGTTACGACCAAGATTCTTTTGGGCCTCCGCCGCCGCGTTTGCCGACTTCTCCGCGTTCTCCAGTGCCGTGGCATTCTTGTTGGCGTTGTCCGTCAGGCGGATAAGTTCCGGGTTCAACTGTTTTGTGTTACCGAGCCAGTCGGTAAACACATCGGCGATGCGACGGGCATTCTCAGCGGTTGGTTCTTTGTTAAACGCACTCTGTGCCGCTATCATCTCCAGCGCCTGGTCACGGTTAACCCCGAACTTACTGCTAAGCTCCGCGATATTCTGCGCCAGCATGTTGACGCCTACGATATTACCCTCGTAAGTGCCTCCGAGTTTTTCTAACGTGTCGCCTACATCAGCACCCTTAGATACCAGCGCGTCGTACTGGCTAATAGCTGATGCAGTGGAGGCTTTCCATGTTTCCCACGATTCGGCATCTTCACGAACAGCTTTAGCGGTTTGCTGCGCGATAAGGTCTGCGTTAGCCTTAGCCAGAGCAAGCTGAGTCTCCGCCGCTTCTCTGCTGATTTGGGTTAGCTGAATAAGGCCGTCTGTCAGTTCTAGGGAGCCAGATGCCGTTTGCTGGAAGGTGTCTTTTAACTGTTTCTGGGCTGCTTCCAGGTCTTTTGAACTCCCCTCAGCCTCCGTTAGCGATTTGTACAGGACACCGCCAACAGCCGACGCTAGCGCGATTACAGCCCCAAGCACCGCACCACCAGGGCCGAAGGCACCTGCAAGCTGTGAACCTTGTTGCCCGATTGCTACGAATGCAGACGTGCCGGACTGCAATTGGACAACCATGTCCTGTACCTGGAAGCCAACCTGCCCGGCGGCGTTACGGAACTTAGCGAAACCGTCAGAGGCCGCTTTAGAGGTAGCTGTGTTAACTTTATTAACATCTGGGGTCAGCTTGTTTACTGCGGTATCCGCACGGTCTGCAGACGACGCCATAGCGTCAAGCTGTTTGGCGGCTACGTCAGCACCTTCTGTTTTTACTCTGGCAATTAGGGAAGCCGTATCAGCCATCTTCTCTGCCCTCAAATATTCCGTCTAAGCCCATGATAACCTCGGCTTCGAACAAACTTATGCCGTAACCGGCGACATCACGAAACGCTACCAAATCTTGCCATTTGAGCGCATCGCGCGGGATTATAACGATAGTATCATCTGTTTCGCGCTGTAGGAATTTAATGGCACGGTATTTCTCGAACACGTCGATAAGAGAAACGGGGCATTCCGGCCCCGTCGTTTCTTTCATCTGCGGTTCTTTAATCACGCCCATTGCAATCAAAGCCGCCTGGTGGCCCGCCGCGATGTCGTCGAATTGCTTACGTTTGTGACGGTCAACAAAACACCATTGCGCAAATTCATACAGCGCTTTTACTTTTCCGAGAGTTTCTCGCGGCTATCGGTGTGGTGCTTAACTACGGCTTCTGCCAACCCACTATACTGGTCAAACAGGTTAGCCAGCGCCTCTTTGCTGAACGGTTCGTCGAATGACCAACCGGTGACGATTTCCACGGCGAGCTGCTTGTTCAGGTCCATCACCCGCCAGCCCTTCTCATCGTTATAGCGCGCCCAGTTATTCAGCGCCTCGCACTCTTTATCTAATGGCGCAAGTTCTTCCGTAAGGCGTCGAATTGCCGTTGTGTAGGCGCGGCCCGCACGAACACCAGCGTCACAATCGGGGCCGATAACCTGCAACCATTCACCGGAATCTTTACCACTCGGCAGAAGGATAGGCATTTTAGTGCCTACAGCATGGCGGTCAGCAAAATAAAAATCAGAAAGTTTCATTCTTTAATCCTTTGGTTAAGAGGTTACCGGTTAAGATTAACGCGCCAGACGGGAACCACCCGCTTTTCGTGTGCGACACTAGGCGCAAACTTATTCTAGCACACTACTTGCACACCCCAATATAATAGGGTACTATTCACCTGTAACTTACTGAGGAAATAATGATGCGTAAATTAGTATTAGCTCTGGGGTTTATGTCTTTTGCTGCTTTTGGGTCCCCGTGTGAACAGGTATTTAGTGAATCGGTTCTTATGACTTCTGGTGTGCTTGAGAAAGCCGACCCTACTATTGTAAAGGCATTTAAGGACTCTACCGTTCGCGAGTGTGAGGCCGCCGTAGAGGTTGGTAAATCTGGCCTACCTCCGCAAGCCGTAACATACTCGGTAATACGTTCGGTAGAGAAAAACGGAGACGCGTTTTACAGCCTACTGACCGCCACTCGTCTGCAAATGGTAATGACTGGGTGGGCGATAGGCGCGGAAAGTAAATAGTCGCCTTTATTTAAAGGAATGCACTGTGGTTAAATAGGACAAATCCTAAACACGAGGAAGTAAGCATGGCCCGGAAGAAAATAACCGACGAACAGTTACAGGAAGAATTGAACGCCGGAATGAAGAATATCGATATAGCCCGTAAATACGGCATCTCAGACCGCGTTATTCGTATCCGTAAAGCGAAGCTGGCTAAGAAAGGCGTGGGCCACGGGCGCGACGTTAGCCACCTTGTCCCGGACGGCTACAAGATTAAAGGGACGTCGTCTCTGGTAGACGAGTTCGGCAACACTAAGTTGCAATGGGTTAAGACAGACACCGACGCTGAACGTCAGGTCGAGTTGATGAAAGCCGTGATTGAAGGCATGAAGTCAGAGATTACGCCAGTTGCGCCGGCTAAAGCGACTCGAGCCAAACGCGACGACAAGCTACTCAATCTTTACACGGTATCTGATTTCCATCTCGGTATGCTTGCCTGGGCCGACGAGAGCGGCGACGACTGGGATATAAAGATTGCGGAAGACCTGTTCTCTCGTTGGTTCGACGCGGCGTTTCAGAAAGCACCGGATGCAGGAACAGGAGTTATTAACCTGCTGGGTGATTTCGCGCACTTCGATAGCCTGGATGCCGTTACCCCTGAGTCGCGCCATGTGTTAGACGCAGACACTCGCTACCAGAAACTTGTCCGCTACATGATTCGTATGGTCCGCCGTGTTGTTGATATGGCGCTGGTTAAACATAAAACCGTCCGCTTGCTTATCGTGCAAGGGAACCACGACCCTGTAGGGTCTGTATGGCTGGCGGAAATGTTCACGACTTTATACTCAAACGACAGCCGAGTGATTGTTGACACGTCGCCGGATGTTTACAAGATGGTGCAGCACGGCAAAACGACGCTGTTCTTCCATCACGGGCATAAAGCACGCTTCGACGCTATCGAACCGGTTATGATTGCCAAGTTCCGCAAAGCGTTCGGGGAGAGTGTCTATAGCTACGCCCACGTAGGCCACCTGCACCACCAGAAGATTGTAGAAAGCCGTAACATGATTGTTGAGCAACACCGCACCTTAGCGGCTAAAGACGCATACGCCTCCCGCGGCGGATGGATGTCAGGCCGCAGTGCAAATGTGATTACTTATAGCGCCGAATATGGCGAGGTCGCACGTTTAACCATTTCTCCGGAGATGCTGGGATGAAAGATATTGTAATTTTCGATTTAGATGGGACATTGGCGGATGGTACACATCGTTTACACCTGCTGCCGAAAGATAACTACAACGAAACATGGGCGTGGAAGCCATTTAACATGGCGTGCAAAGATGATGAGCCAATTAGAGATAATATCGAACTATGTAACGCCCTTAATCGGCGATACGCCGTTATTATTTTAACCGGTCGCAGTGATGACGCAGAAAAAGAAACCAGAATGTGGTTGCAGCGCCACCGCGTCGAATTTTATCAGCTAATCATGCGCAGCAAACACGACAACAGAAAAGACATCGTAATTAAAGAAGAGGTGTTGCGCGCTATCGGGCTGGAAAGAATCTTGTGTGCGTTCGATGATTCTCCGGCGGTAATTAAGCACTTCCGTGCCCTCGGCCTAACAACACACGCAGTCACCGAATATGACTGCAACGGGACCTCTACACACGTAAAACCACACGGGAGCGATAAATAATGGCTAAGGTAATTATTCTTAATGGCCCGGCGGGTTGTGGGAAAGACACACTCGCTATGGCGCTGGTAGAAATGGGCTTTGCGAAGGGAACCGCCAGTTTCAAGAATCCAATGTTCAATATTGCTTTGGCAGCGTTGGGCCCGGATGCTTACCGCGAATTTCTCGACGGCTACGACGACCGGGCGCGGAAAGAAAGGCCAGAGGGTTTCCTTAATGGGCTGTCTCGCCGCCAGTTCATGATTGCCATTTCTGAGCAATTCATTAAACCAGTATTCGGCGATGATTATTTCGGTAAGTATCTTGCAGGAAACTTGCCCGACGGCGACGAAGTTTTTGTAGTGTCCGACGGTGGGTTCGCCAGCGAAGTAGCCCCTATCGTCGCCGCAGGTCATGATGTAAGAATCGTTCGCTTGCACCGAGACGGCTATACGTTTGACGGGGATAGCCGCGGTTACCTGTACGATGTTGGTGGTGATGAAGATTATGATGTATACATCATACCCGGTGACGTTAAATCTAACGTTATAGACATTGCTCTAAAATTAGGCTTGTAAGAAAAAGGCCCCGGAAGGGGCCTTAGTTTTATGCGTAGGTGATACGTTGAATTACGATGGACGACTGGTACTGATTGCCTGTGGACTGCCCTTCTATACTTTGGGTAATTGATTCCGGGCCAGATATTTCTGGTGTGACCGCCGTGAGTTCTGCACGTTTCAAACTGAAAGACATAGCCCCGTTTACCCCGGCCAGAATAGAGTTAATCTCTACCTGCTGTTCGTTGATAAACTTCTGAATCATCGCCATGTCGTACAGCTTACCGGAGATAGAGAAGGTGTTAGCTGCGCGGCCGCGTTCCACGAACGCAACGCTACTGTTGCCGAGTTCGAACTGTGCGGACGCGCTGTTATCGTTGGTGATGGTCAGGCTATCACAACGCAACGGCGTAGAACCGTCGAACACAGAAACGTCAACCGAGGAGAACGGCTCATCACCAAACGTAACAGAGGAGAAATCAGAACCAGACGGCGGCTCAGTGAGAATCTCCTGGGTCCGCCCGATAAACGGGAAGCTGCCGGTTACCATCGCATTAACAGCCTGCTCGACAGTGAAACCAGAAACTTCCACACCTTTGGTCAGCGTGTACGCGTCAGTCCCGCCACATTGGCCTTTGTACCAGGTGAGAATAGAGAACGTCTTACACTGGCTACCGGTTTCCAGTTTGTCGCCGGTCTTAGCCGCGGTAGTGGCTGTCTCTGTGGTCAGAGTATGTTGGATACCAGCCCCGGTTACTACCAGTGCCGTTACCGCAGTGACGATAAACGGTTTAGCGTTATCACCCGTTAAGTCAGTAAAAGCAATCAGGTCGCCTACTTCCACACCGTCAGTAATAAAGCTGCCATCAGCACGGGTGAACGTCTTGCCCGCCGGTGCGACGGTAATCGACAGACTGGACAGGGAGACACCGGATTGCCACGTAGAGCCTAAAGCCCCGGCTAACCAGTCATCCTGGCTTTTCGAACTAAGCTCGATAGCATATTCTCCGCTAACCTGCTTGTTACCGGTGCGGATGGATGTAGTTTCGCGGCTGCCGTCCAGTTCGTTGGAGGTCAGCGTGTCGCGGGTAATAGCAGGAACACCGCCTGTGTTGCGCAACGGCGACCATACCGGGTTAGTTGGTGTTACGCCCGGGGTGACTTCCGCCACATAGAATTGCGCGGTAGTCGCGCCCTTAAAAGGAGTTGTAGCCATATTCACAGCCTCTTGGTGAATGCAATAAAGTTAATTGACAATGGTCGTTTGGCCCATCCGTTTTCTACAATCAGCGGCCCCAGGCTAACCGATTGAACCTCGGCGCAGATGTCGTTACGTGAAAATGACTTACCTGCTTTAAACGCCGTGTTGAGTAAGTCTGCCATTTTATTGATTGGCGCGCTACCTTTCACCGATGCGTAGTTAATGTCGACCTGATAAACACCTGAGCGTTGCTCGGTGAAGAATAGGTCAGCCTGTTCCGTATCCGCAAGTAGCATGTAACTTGCCAGATACGGTGTATCGGTAGAAGTCGGCGCGTCAATGTTTTCAAGCGCAACCTTGATGCCGTTGGCGGCTCCGAAGGCTACCAGCGGCACATCAAACGCTTTGGTTAAGTCCTCAAAGTAGCCCATTATTTCACCTTGTTGGCTTCTTCATTAATGAGTTGCTGGAAGCGGGACACGTTAGTCCTAACCATCCCGGCTGGGGCCTGTTGCGACCAGCCATACTCCAGCCGTTGAGCATACGGCAGATTGTTTGTCAGCGTGAACTCGCGCCAGTCGGTGGCTTTCAGCACGAAACTTGTAGCGTTTCCGGTTGCCGTGTTTCCTGATTTATCCGTAGCGTCTGTAGTTCCGATAGCAGGAATACCGCCGGACGCCATCCAGTTCATACGAAAGCGGCCCGTATCTACCGGACTCGCCTTTATGATAGCGGAAAACAGCTTGATAGACACCTGACGCATAACCTTCTCAGGGTTCTTCTTCGCCTTTTCTACGAACTTAGAGACATCAAGCGCGAAACTCATTTTCTCACCTGAATAAAATACGCCACGACATCATCGTTAACCATCTTCTTCTCGATAGCTACGACAGACCATTGCTCGCCGCCGAATTGCACCTTGTCTTCCATTTTCGGGACGACGCTGTAATCGGATTTAACAATCATGTCACCCGCCTGAATCGTCGTACCGTTCACCACTCCGGCGTTTACCGGAACCGGAACCGCCTTCAACGGCAACACTTCATCCGCTGACCATACGTACTCACCGAGAACTTCATCCCATACTTTCGAGCCCGCGCGAACCAGAGATACCGTGCTACCGAATTTGGTTAGCAGGCGTGTACCCACGCCTTGCATACGCTTACTAAAGGCGGTGCTCATTACGCAGCCTCCAGTCTTGAAATAACCAGTAATGCGGATGGTGCCGTGCCCCATGCGGTTACGGTAGCCGCTTGTGGGTATACACCACCGAAGTCACTCCCGGCGCTATCCCGCATAATCTGAACGGCAAACGTCTGGCCTGCTGTTGCGTTAATAACGACGCGGGATTCAATCGGAATTGTTACATCGGCGTTTACCAGTTTTGTAGCTGCAGGCGAACCGTACTGAGCGCCGTTTACCAGAATGCGTGATAACAAAATAGACGTGCCGCTTGCCCCAGTGCGCCCGGCCTGTAACTTGATGCGAACGGCGTAGTTACCTGCAGTGTTGAACGTAACCAGCCCCGCAGCATTAATCATTACAGGGTCAGATGAGCCCCCCTGAGCAGAGCCAAAAGTTAACTGCAACGCCGTGTCCACTGCGGTAGGCGCTTGTGCCGCGGTCGACGCGGCGCGGAGAACTTCAACCTCTTTAACACCGGGAGTGGCGTAAATAGGTGAGTCCGCCATCTGCGTCATTACCTCGCGTAGCTTCGCGGGTGTAATAGCTCCGGTGGTGTTATCCGGAAGATTCGCACCGATAAGGGTAAACATCTCTGTTTTAGTCTTCGCCATTTCTAGCCCCGGTACACGTTAAACGAGAAGCCATTGTTAAGACCACCGCACAGCAACGGGCGCAAGGCGTCATCGGCTGCGGTGATTGATGTAGTAGCGCCAGAGCTGCCGTTGTTGAAGTAGGTCACGGTCACTGCACCTTCTACGCGCTCGGTCTGCACAGAGCGACCGTCTGAGTTAGCTCGTACCTCGGTACCCGCACCATACGTGGCGGACGCGATTACCTGCGCAAGAATTACCTGCTTCGGAATGGCATTGTTCGCTACAGGGAACCCGTTTAGCGTTACGCCAGTGCGCGGGTACGCAAGAGACTGTTCGGCGGATACACGGCGACCGCACATCTGCGGTTCCGCAAGCCCGGCATAAGTAGCGCCGTTGCGCAAGGCCACCTCTGCTGCGGTATCGTCTTCCGGCAGCTCAAGGCCATAATTAGCCGCTAACGCGCGGGCGTCAGCCAGGCTAACGTAACTGTCAGCGCCGGGTACTATTGACCCATCTTCCACGATTAGCGGCATAAATTATTCCTCTGACTTACGGCGACGACGCTTAGTGCCACCGCCGTTGTTGTGCGCTTCTTCGTTGTCCGGTTGCGTCGCAACCAGTTCATCCGCTTCTACAACACCGCGAACTGGCATCGCCTGACCGTCAACAATATCAACGTGGGTGTACTTTTCGCGGATTACGTAATTATCTGCCATGACATTTCCTTATTACGGCCCCGAAGGGCCGTTGTATTAAGACACAGTTGCTACGGTGCTGCTGGAGATAATATTACCATACACATCGTGAACAACCACTTTATACGTGCCGGAATCGGCGGTAGTGGTTGACGCCTTCGCATAGGTAGCTGCGGTAGCCCCGGCGATGGCGTTGTTGTTCTTGAACCACTGGTAAGAATACGGCTCCAGACCGCCCGTTACGGTTACGGTCAGTGTCATGGTTTCACCTGCGGTAACGGAGGTAGTAGCCGCCAGCGCGGAAGAGAAAGACGCTGGCGAGATATTTGCCATATCGATTTTAGCACCCACGGTATCGGCGGACACACCGGTAATACGACGTTTAATTACATCAACCATTTTTAAGCTCCTTTAGCTTACGGTTCCTGCGTTTTTAAGCGCAGTCAACAGATTTGCTACGGTAGTGCGCAGCGCGGTAACATCAGTTCGGAGTTTGTTGTACTCCGCTACAAGAGCATCGAACTCGGTCTTAGTTGGAGCATCAGCGGACTGCACCCCCGCACCAGCGGTAATGGCCTCAGGCGCTGCTACAGTAGCTGACTTTTTAACGCCACCAATTACGCTGGTAGTAGCAGGCGTCACTGGGATATCAAAGTCGCCGAAATCGACATTCTGAAGGCTGCGCGGCAAGCCTTTTCCGGTCTTAGCCATAATTTACCTCTTAGTAAATGAAAAGAGGGACCGAAGTCCCTCTCGATTATATCTTAACCTTAAGCCCCGACACCAGTTACCAGGAAGGCAATCGGTACGTGCTTACGGTCAACCACACGGTTCCAGTTGGAGGCGTTCGCCAGGTCCTGCCAGGAGGCAGAACGTGCGGCAGTCTCGGTTCCGTTGCCGGTGATTACCGCGCTGGTGAAGCTGTAGCCCAGTGGGTGCAGCAACCAGGTCTTACGGGTCCACAGGGTTTCGACGCCGCCGCCGTTACCACGGGATGCTTCGCGCTCATATTCCAGCGGGTTAGACGGGGAACCTTCACCGTAACCGATAGCACCGTTGCCGAAGATGATGGAGATGAACTTACGGCTGCCGCCAGTACCAACTACAGTCATGCTGTCATCAACAATCACACGGTAGCCCTGGTAGGTGGCGAACAAGGTGTCGTTGTCCGCATCTTTGATGTAGTCAATAAGCTGCTGCTTACGTGCCTGCGCATAAACGAAGCTGTGCATAGCAATAGCGCCCAGCACTTCACCGCCGTTGCCCATCAGCGCATCGCCCATAGTCTGGGTAGCGTCGATGAACGCGCCGGGATCGAAGCCCAGAGTAGCGGACACGTCGATTACCATGTCGTTCTGCTCGTGGTATTCGTCGGTAGCGGCTACGTTGTCGTTGTACAGACCGAGCGCGGTAGCAATCAGACGGCGTTGTGCCTGTCGCTGCCAGAAGTTATCCAGACGGGCCGCTACGGATCTCAGAGGGTCTTGGCGGGTAAGTTCAACAGTCAGGTCAGCCTGACCGAAACCTTCGTTCAGGTACGCAACGCGGGCCATCATCTCACCAGTCTGCACATTACGCGGGGTTGCGATATCCTGATACACATCGTTCGAGTAGTTCGGCTCGATAGACGTATCAATCGCTTTCCAGAAAGGGATGTTGGCGATGTTAGATGGACCGCGGGCAATCTCGGCAGCGTATGGAGTCTGGGTAAGGATACCGGACTGGAAGAACGCAGTTTTTTCCACCGGGTCTTCTGTCATGTAAGACAGAATTACCGATTCTTTACCAGTTACGATATCGCCAATAGTAGTAATTGCCATTATTTTTTCCTCAGGGCTTTAAGTTGCCGTTCAAATTCGGCAGGGTTCGATTCGTACAGAGCGATACGCTCCGCTTCACTCATGTCTTTAAACGCTGGTGCGGCCCCGCCGCCTTTGCTACCGGAAGCCCCGCCGCCGGAAGCTGCATTTGCTTTAATCAAATGCGAAAACGCTTTGTGTTCACGCAGATATTTGCGGAACTGTTCCGGGTCAGTCGTGATTACGTTGCCGTCTGCACCAACAAACTTAGTAACCACATCATCGCCTTCGAACTCAGTCTTAACGAACGGTGCAAGAATGTCCACTGCTTCCGGGGTGATGAAGTCACCCGCGAAAGAGCCTAACACTGCCTTACGTTCGCTGCCGAGGATGCGCTCTGCCATTTTAGAGATGCGGCCGTCTTTCTCGGCTAACACCGGGTCATACTGGCTACGAATCGTTTTTTCGAACTCGTCCATCTTACCAGCAGCTTTTAACGCCTCCTGGTGTGCGCGCTGCCGTTCTTCTTCGGCCTCTTTTGCTTTACGGGCGGCTTCTTTCTTCTCCGCCAGCAATGCTTCCTGATTGGCCTTAAGCCCGGCTACTTCTTTCTCAATAAGCGCCTGAACTTCTTCGGCAGTGAACATTTTCAGCGCGTCACCGCCACCAGCTTTATCTTCTGCCCCAGCTTCTTCCTGGAACGGATAACGTAAAAAACGATTCATAGTCAGTATGTCCCCTGGACGTTGGAACCCGGGCCACCCGGATTTACATGTCAAGAATAAATTATTCCAACATGCAAGGCAACTATTCCAGAATATTCCTCACGTAATCCTGCAACATGAACACTTTCAGCCTCAGTTGCCGTACACATTCGGCGTTCTGAACGTCGATAGCTAAATCCTCGTCCGCGTCTCTACTTGGCTGCGCCAGTTTGCAAGGCGGCTGCATCATCGTCGTATCCGGGGATGGAATTGGCGTTTGCGACGGCGCGGGACTTGAGCAGGACGCGAGCATCGTCGAAAGTGCACACGCTGCGACCAGGCGTTTTAATATACTTAACGACTTCACGGGTAATCACCTCTGATTTCGTCTTACCTTCGTTGTCAGCGGCTGCGGCCTTTGATTCGTCCTGCTGCTGCCGTTGTGCTTTCTTCGCTAACTCAGTCTGTGCTTTCTGTTGTTGCTGAGAAACGAGATTCGCCCGACCTTCGTTCCAGCCGCTGCGGTATTGAAAGTAGCCGTGTGCGTATAACAGGATGATGAAACATGCCCCCGCTACGACAGTTGCTTTAAGATTCATGTTTCTCCTTTCTAGATAAGTAAAGCCCCGCCGTAAAGCGGGGCGCTAGTCCTTATCATTTAAACATAGAAACGGCGTAATCTCAGTAAACCAGTTACTTTTTACACAAGCAATAGAGTATGGCCCTTCCGAACGCGTCAGCGTAACTACACTCAGGACTTACGTCCCGCTCCGTTACCTGCCCGCGCCGCGGTCGCTTGTTCATACTTCACAAGCTCAGGTGGAGCTTAGCACATTTTCAGTGAAAAGTCAACTATTCGAATAGTTTATTCCAACATTTACAATTCGGTGGAATAACTGGAATAGGTAAATAAATAGTTTGCAGACACCAACATAATAGGGTACTATTCATTACATCGAAACGAGAGATGAGGAATTTAAAGATGAAAGAGTTAATTATCGCGGTATTGACGACATTGGCAGTTTCACTGGTAATTGCCGCGGGTGTACGTAGCTTAGATAAACATGGGTGCGAGAACTACGGAGATATCACAGGCAGAGAGGTAATGTATAGTTACGCAACTTGTTATGTAAAAACTGATAGAGGTTTTATCCCTCGTGAAGAACTTAATTTTAGAGCAGCGACACATAAATAAAACTAAGGCCCCGTTTGGGGCCTTCTATCATTCTGGCTTAGTAACCTTCGCCGCTTTGCTTACCGCCTCTACGCCGCCGGCATCGGTAACTTTAACGAAGTATTCGCCAACCGCGTTAACCGTCAGAGACAAAGCCTCTTCTGGTGCGTTTACAACTTCCTTCCCGTCTTTGTACCAGGTCAGCGCATATGGAGCTTTACCGGCCTTAACTTCGACAGTGATAGTTGCGCTGCCGTCTGCCAGTTCAGCGTCTTTCGGTTGCACAGAGAAATACACGTCTCCAGCGTCCGCCAGATACGGAATTTCGTAAAGCATACCCGCCGCGGGGAGCGCAATACCGGTTTTATCCGCAAACGGCATATCGTCTACTGAGGTACCCAGTACACTTTCGTCCTCAATAAACGCCACGTTCTCGCCAGAGCCAGACACGCGAGCATACTGGACTACGCGACGCGACGGTACATCAGTTACTTTGAAAAAGCCCATCATTATTCCCCTTTCAGATAATCAGCAACACGTTTATCGAGTTCCGCCATCTGCTTAAGCGTGAGCGGATTCCCGAAACCATCTACAGATATTACGCGAAACTCTTCCGGTGATATACCGCTGTTGCGGAAAATCTTACCGCGGGTCGGCCCGAGTGCTTCATCCTGAAACCATGCCGGTTGTTGTTTAAGGAACTCGTAATAGGTGGTGTCTGCGCTTACCTGAGTACCACCTTCTGCACCCTTAGCTGCGCGTTTCGCGCCTTTATCGAGGAAGTCGAACTCGGAACTGATTACCGGGGCCGTGCACGACCGACAATTCGGATGGGCGGGGGGCATCGGCCCCTTACCAATTTCCCACGTCATTCCGTCTCTGGCCCTGCAAATCGTACTGGTACGGCTGTCAAGCGTTGACACCCATTCGTACTTCTCGATGATGTCGTCGTTCTGGCGGTACGTCTCGTTGCGGGCTTCATTGGACACGTGAGACAGCGCGGTGCGGATTACTGTAGCGGCGTTGCGTTCAGAGATGTCCGCCAGTCCGCCAGCGCCTACGACATTCTTAACAATCTGCCGTGTGGTTTGGCCTTGAACAAAACCCATCTTAACACCGGTTACAAGGCGCGCTACCTCCGTTTCCCCCCAACCTGACATCAGCTTGGTGAAGTCGACTGGTTTGTCGCTTAACGATAAGGGTTGAAACTCGGCAGCGGCCCAAACCTGTTCGGCGGTAGGCGTAACAAATTCCGCGTCTACGTTGGCCGTCAGTGTCTTTACGTTCCACTCAGCCTCGTACGCTGCCAGTTCTTTGAGGTCTTCTGTCAGCTTTGTCTGCCAGTCGTCCGTAAGCCCAGCCAGTGCTTCTTCCAGGTCGCGTAACAGTTTATTCAGTCGCGCTGTGCTGCGACCGTCGTCACCGAACAACAGCACCTGCCGTTTGATTTCGTCCCGCATTTCCTGAAGGAACGGTGCGAGTTCTTTCACTTCACCGGATGCGGTGCGTTGCAGCCATATCTGATGGCTGATTAGGGATGTAAGTAAGCTCATAGATAAACCCTGTGGCGCTAAAGTTAATAGCATACTATAAGAAAGCCCCTTTCGGGGCTATATGCGGACTTACTGCTGAGCGGCGTCTTGTTGCTGCGCCGACTGCGGAATCTCTCCTGCCACCTGAGCAACAGCACCTAACGGTAGGGGTGCGTCCTCAATCGCAGTCTTAATCTCCTCGTCAGTCCAGTCAGTAACCCCCGCCTTACGCAATGCCGCGTAGTAAGCAGTAGCGGGTAGCAGGCCGGCGTTAATATCCGCCATCCACTGCGCTCGTTCGGGCGCGGTCATCGGTTGCAGGAAGAACTCCATATTCAGCTTGAACTCAATCTCTGTGCCTTCACGCAGCCCCAGCATCGCCGCTACCCAGCGCAATGCATCTGTATAAGCCATGCTTACATTACGTGCGATTGTCGCCATAACAGACGTGTCGGCACCGCGTTGCAGGCGTGCCGATTCAGCGGTGATTTGCTGGGTAGGGGTGATAAGCTGTGCGCCAATCTGGATGGCCTGATTCTCTTTATCCAGCATGTTCTGCTTGGCGAGGTTGTTCTCCCCCGCCTGAACCAAGAACGCATTGCCACCGTAGCCGATGTTGTGACCTGAACGCGACCCCATGCGCACGCCGTGGGGGTTGGCTTCTTTCCACTGTTCCATGCTCATGTTCTCGCCGGGAGCAATGAACAGAGTGGGCTGGCCTACAACGAAACTGGACTCCTCATTGTCTGCGCTGTTGCGGAAATGTCCGATATTAAGCTCAGCCAACGGCAGCAAAGGCGCATCGTCAATCGTAGCGTCGTTGTTGCTCGCCCCGATAAACGTGAACGGGATTTTGCCGCGCAACTGTTCGCCGAGTTCCGGGAATATCTCGATTACTTCATCCTGTGCGCCACCTTCGGCGTCGAAGCGGTAAATACGCTGGCGGTAGCGGCCATCAATCAAATCGAGAACGCGGTATTGTTCACCGAACTTTGTTTCGAACTCTGCGCCAGGTTCTGAGTATTCCCACACCTCACGCAGCACGACCATAGTCACACGGTTCACTGAACCTACGCGTGTCAGTCGCCAGTTGATGATGTTCTCTGCGGTATAGAATGCGATGACCGGGTTTAATAACCCTGCGTTCTGTTCGGCTGCCGTTGCAGCAGCAGTCTCCGGGGCGTCAACCAGCAACCCGCCACGGCCCACCGAGTCAATCTCCATCAGCGTGTCCTGCGCGTGCTGCCACAGCCCGACACCGGAACCGTCTGCATTGCGTAACAGGTACTCCAGTTCAGGCGGGATAATCTGCTCGGGGTCTTTGCGCATGACACTGCCGACCATCCCGGCCAGAGTACGTTTAGTGAAGTTGTAGCAAATAGCGCCGTTCTCATATTCTTCCTGGCGCCGGGCTGCGTAGGTCTCGTCCGGCTCGTTCTTACCAACGTTGCGCAGATAGCGAATAAGGTCGCCTTCCAGTGCGTGGCGTACTTTCTGCCATTTATTGAAGTGATGCAGCCATTCCCGGTGTTTTGTCTTAACACCCTGATTCTGACCGTTCATAGTTAACATTGAATAATCCTCTTAAAGTGCGAAAGTCACCGGGACGTTAATAACTGGTTTGCGAATCGGCATTTCATATGCAATTGGGTATGTGGTCCCATCATTCTGGTGGTCCACGCCGCCAGATTTATCCGGTTCGCCATTCTTATCGTAGGCTTGCTGCTCCAGGCATCGCGCCGTAACTGGGCAAGCCCGTTCATTAATCATGACCATACCAGATTCAAGCGCCTTATTCATCGCAGATACGCGGTCTTTAACCGGTGGGTTTGTCGATTTAGCGCGTACTTCGAACCCGGCCTGCTGTAGCTGGGCGATGTCTGAGGTACTGGCGTTGTTGCTTTTACGGTTTTTGCCGCTGGCGTCCGGGTACATAACGATATAGTGGCCCTTACTTTTCCATCGCTCGGTTATAGCCCGCACTACATCTGGTGTATCGAACATATCAACCAACTCGGCAACAGCATGCCATACCTTACCACGTTGCACGTAAACTGTGCTCGCCATGTGACCTACGTTAAAGTCCTGTCCGATATACAGAGTCTCGCCAGGCTTGATTGTTTCGCGGCTGCTGTTTTTCCTGCGGTCGTAGGCGTAGTAGACCGTTCCAGCCGTGAGGTTTACGAACTTACCGTCAATGTAGGCATCAATCAATTGACTGGGGTATGTGTCACGCAATGACTGCACATAATCTTCTGGCAGGAACGGGTTCGACAGGGTGGATGCCTGGATCATCTCATAGCCAGGATTCTTGTTAACAACCCAGCGGTCATGTACGAAACGGAATCCTTCCGGCGTGGTGAACACGGAAACGGTATTGGCAGGTTTCGGTGTAATAGGTTTATATGTCCGTGGTAACTGGCGGTTACGGGCAATGACTTTGTTCCACGCGTGCTCGGCGTGTTTCATGGTCAGGGTGTCCAACTCGTCGATTTTTGCACGAAACGATTCGTAGCCAACGATTCGCGCTGGATTATCAAGTGTACGCAGAACAAAATCCCCAAATTGCCTTGAAGACGTATAGATTATGTTGTCAGACTTGTTGTATTTGTACCGGACACCCCAGTCCATCAGCTTCTCTTCCATACGAGGTGCAAGGATAAGCCGTACCAGGTCGTAAGTAGGCTCGTACATGGCGATGACAGAATCGCTGCCGCCTTCCATGCTGTCCAGTAGCGCGGAGTTACACATAACTTCGGATTTACCCGTACCGAAGCCAGCTACGAATGCCGGGAACTTGCAATGCATACCCAGAAAATCGCCTTGAGGTTCCGTTGCCGTGATATTAACGTTCACCGGACACCACCTTAATTGTTACTTCACTGATTGGCTCGTCGCGTACTTCTTCGGTGGCAACAGTTTTATTCAGTCCCAGCTTCGCAGCGGCAAACGTAGCTGAGATACCCGCCGCCCCTGTCTCGGTGAAATATGCCTCTTCCAGTGCCTGTGCTGTCTCCCAAGCTTCGGCAAATGCAGGAATCTCACGCAGCCACAGTTTGATAATCGGGATAGTGACGCCAATATGCAGGGCGAAGCGGGCCAGTGACGGGGGCTTATCCTGAATCAGTGGGCGTTCATCCCCCTTAGACGTAGGCACAAGTTCCCACGACGTGCGGTCGAAGAAACGAATCAATTCGTCGCAATAGTCCGGGTCCCACAACGCGGCGGAATTACGGGATGATTGATAAAGGCTCTGTTTACCGCGCGGCCGTCTACGGCGACGGTTTGCGCTAACAGCTTCTTCATGTGCAGCTTGCACCACCTCAGGCGATGGCTGCTTAAGTTTCAGCTTCATAGAATCCCCTTGCATATGCGTCTGACCATCAGAGCGCACCAGACGCGCCCTACGCGTCTAAAGGGATTATATAAGGGGATTGGGCGGGATGTACAGAAAAGCCCTCCGTAGAGGGCTTATATCAGTTATATAGGCCGTGTCGCGGTGCTCTTTTACCATCGCCACCGTAGTGGTCGTTAGCTACAGCGATAGCCCATGCGTTATGGATGATTAGCAGTCTCATTTGAAAAACCACAACAGGATGCCTGCCACTCCCGATACCCCCATGCCTAAAAACATAGGCCACCACAGATGGCGGGGAAGACTGTTAAACAAAGTCGGTTGTTTTATCAGCACAACGAGAAAGGCCAGCCAAAACACCAGGTCGCCAGCGGCATTGGCAGCCTTCAAAATATCAATCATCCCCCACGCTCCTCTTTAGCAATACGTTGCTCTGTTTTAGTCACACCCCGGCGCGTGAATAACACCGGGCTTGTCTTAACGTGCGTCATCAGACGGTTGTTGTAAATTACATGGCGCTCGCAGTTCACGTCTTTGCTGTACTTGGCAATCGTCATTTCGTTGATGCCGGTTTGTCGGCATGTCTCCGCCATCGTGCCGAATTCTTTAATCAGGTTCGGAATGCTGGTAATCATTTACCCTCCGGGTTTACGTCTAAATCGTAACGTTCCCGCAATTCGGCGTACTTATCCATGTAATCAAGTAACATCCGATACGCGTCTAACTGGAACTCTTCGTTCAGTGTCCTGCCAAGCCAGAACTCTGGATTACCTTTAGAAGCCAGACGGTCTATCTGTTGGTGCAACGTCTCTTTACATACTCTACTCATTTCTTAAACCCTCTCGTTGTCCACATCGCATTTGGGTATTTATTATCGCGGTCCTGCACTACGGCGATCATGTTTCCACGTTGCACCAGGCAGAAGTGCCGCTGTTGCTCGCCGTTGTAGCGACGCCAGATTGCTTCTTCGATTGCTGCGTTAATGCCACTGAACATAATCAATCCTCAATACTTAATAGCACGTACCCCGGTAGGTAAGCCCCTACGTCAGCAACATGAATAACGCGGCGGTAAACGATACGGCCTGTGTATTCACCGTTTTCGTATTCTCTCAGGCACAGAGTGTCGTCTTCCTTAAAGTCGCGGTCGTTTAATCGAAGTTCCGCCAGCTTAATGCCCGCCAGAACAGGCGCAAAATGCTCAGGTAATATCTTTAGCTCATGGAACATAATCACCCCACTATCTCATCACCGAGCCACGCCGTTTCTCGTATATCGTCGACCACACAAGCGGCGTGCTCCCGGCTAATTGCAAAAATGTAGAAGCTGAACTTCTTCCCGTCGGCGTCGATGTGGTTAACCGAGTAGGGTTTCCACAGGATGCCATCGATAATCACCGGTTTAGGCGACTCCATACGCTTCGCCGCACTTAATGCACGTGGCACGATGTAGCCCGCCAACCACATGTAGGTAGTAGTCATGCGCACAAGGCTTTTCACCCTCTTTCAACTTATCAAGCAACAACTTAAACGCCTCCAGTTGAAACTCACCGTTAATTGTCAGTCGCCAACCTGGCGTCTGTTTCTCAGACTCAAGCACCAGAATACGGCGCTCAAGTGATGCAATTGTGATTTTAGGCATTGGTATCACCTTTGTTCAGGTTGAAGCGGTTAATCAGTTCACGGCGTGTCTCGTAAAGCGACTCGACCATTTGCTCTGCTACCGCGATTTTAGTATTCAGGACGTGCATCACGTGGCTGATGTCTACGCCGCCGTTAACGGCCTCCACCATCATCTTTTCGTATTCACGGTCAGTCATTCTTTACGCTCTCCCCACATGCGATTGAGATACTTGTTCTTGTCCGGCCCCGGGAAACTGTTGCGTTTCATCAGTTCCTCGCGTGTCGGGAACGGGGTGTGGCTAACTTTACGGCCTACTCGTAATGGCCGGCTTGCTGGGCCTTGTTCGCTCATTTCTTATCACCTGTAATATGTTGCTTCTAATTCTTCCAGTGCCTGAGCACTATACCCGTGGGCGCATTCGCAATCCCAGCAGTCCTCAGAGTAGTTATAGACTTTAAGTTGACCGTGCTCCCATCTAAGAGTTGCTGAATAGGGGAAATCCCCTATAAACCACACCGCTACAAATTGGCCCTCCGACGGCATCTCATAGCTAACAATCATTTCTTCTCCTCTGCATAAGCTGCTTTAAGTGCCTTCATCGCTGCGGACCAGAACGCGTCAGCAGGAATATTGCTGCTCAGGTTATAAACGGCTATACGTGCCATCAGTTGCGCATCTTCGAATGCTTCGATATCTGTGATTTTCATTCGTATCCCTCAAACTTACGTAAATCGCCTTTAGTGATATATTTACGGCGGGCCAATATCGTGTCCACGTCATAATCCATTAGTGCGCCTGTTTCACATCCATCCGGCGTCATACTTGGCCCGTAAACAGAAAGACCCATCTCGTTAAGGTACTCCATAAACTGCTCTACCGTTTTCTTCTGGTAACGCTTCATCTTCTCTACTCCGTTCTCGTTGTCGATGGAGTAAATATAGTAGGGTCGATGGTAATAGTCAACTAGTCATTACAGAAAATAGATAAAAAAAATCCCGGCTGGGTCAGGGCCGGGATAAAACTGGAGAGTAGAGGGATGGAACAGGAGGTGATTTAAGTATCGTCGGATTAGTCTTAGGTGTCAACCTTTCACCGCGCGCCCGATAGCCTCAGCCTCTTGCCACGGTTTACCGTCGAACAGCGCCAGACGCCCCGCGGTACGGCGACGCAGACCGAGTAATGGTTTGCCGTTCTGGTTGATGAACAGCGCCAGCTTAGCCCGCAGCGTCGCAATATCACCGGAGCGCAGCGCCTTACCAGTTCCGGTAGTAGTGGCAATCACACCAGCACCTGCGTTGTACACCAGGTCGCACACAGCGTCGAACTGTGCCTGTGTCAGGGAGTGGTGCGCTGCTGCGTCAACCGCAGCGACGGCCTTAGCCATGTCGCGGTTCAGTAACAGGAGGCCTTGTCCGGGAGTGATGGTCTTACCTGGGGTTACGTCGGGTCCGTAGTGACCGTAACCTATCGTCAGGTACTTCTCGTTTGGTGTAGCACGATACGCAGTTCCACGGAACCCCTCAAACGCAGCACAGAAATGCAATCCATTATCTGAAATGTTTCGAGACACGCTTATGTCCTCCGTATGACAGCCACGCCTGACGAATCTGACGCAGCGCAACCAATGTGATTAATGTCTCAGGCAGCGTGGGTGACATGCTGCCCTGTAACAGGTGGATACATCCGGCGGCGCAGACGATAGCAGTCAGGATATAGAGCACCCGACCAAATAGCCCGTCGTCCACGCTGGGATGATACACATTAAACAGCGATGTGCCTCCGATTGCCAGCATACCGCCGAACCAGAATAACTCATTCATCTGGGCCTCCTCGACGTGCGATGTATTCTCCAGCGACGATACCGGAGAGACGGGAATAGATAGGCATCCAGAGAACCGCGATGATGAAGCCCAGACCTGCGATTTCACGGTCGCCCGTGATACCGAACCATTGAGCCGCAAGAGGCGCACCAAATACGGCGCAGGTGAAGCCAGTTGCGATAAAGCAGAAGCCGTCGATAGGGCCAGAAATAACGGACTTATGTTGTCGTAGTCCGATTACCCCTCCGGCTAGCGCGGCGGCGAGAAGCCAGCCTGTCACTGTTTCAGTAAATTTATCCAAGATGAATCCTCCAGGTGCGTATTAAGTATGCAGTAACTGGAGGATACCACGGGTAGGAATTATCTTAATAACGGTTTATTTGTGTCTCCAGATGTATTGTCGTCTCTGTGGTTTCGTCGGAATATCTTCATATCCCAGCGATTTCCAGTAATTAAATAACCGGTTAGCGATATCTGCGCGTTCCTGTGTTTTGAACTCACCGAGATTCACGGCCTTCCCGTTCTGGAATCCACAGGCACGGACCGCTTTGCGTCTGGCCGGAATCTCAGGGAACAGCGCGTTACCCCGACGCTTGTATATCTGTGTTTTAGCTCTCGGTGACAGCGGCGCAAGGCCGCTTCGTTTCAGGATGTCAGTTGCGAGGCTCATAGGTCGAGAATCTCACGTGCTAATTCATCCGTCTTCCAGTCGCACGGGCTATCTATTACCCGTTTAGCAAGCCTACGTAACTTAAGCTCAAGTTTTACGTAATCCGGGAACTGTTCTTTGTATTTCTGTAACTCGGCGTTAACTTCTGCCAGTCTTGACACAAGCCCTTCTATCTCCATGTCCGTAGTTGTTATGTAGTCCTGGAAACTGTCATCCAGTTCCTTGTAGTCTTCGTAACTCACCCAATCACCTTCGTCACTCTTCACTAGCTCGTGATACGGGTGGTACGGGTTAGCGCCCACATCTTTAAACTCATATCTCTGTACCATAATCACTTCTCCTGTTTACCAAGTCGCTTGGGTGAGCAGATAGCGCGTACCTCTGAATCGTTAGGCTTGTCACCCTGAAACAGGAAGTGCGCGTTCTCTGCGGCGCGTGCCGCTGACTGGCACGCCTCCATAGAGTAAAACGTTTCTGCTGCCGTCAGTTGCATCTGGCCTGCGGACAATACCCAGATAAATAAGATGCTGGTCATTTATTTAGCCCACATTTCTTGCACATCATCGAAGCCCCTTTATTGTAAAAGCGCCATTCGTGTTCACACTCTGGCTTGACTACACGGTAGCGGGTAATGTCACCACGCCATCCGCGATGGTCCCAGCGCAACTCCCCCGCTACTCCAGGTTCGCATGCACTGGTCCCGTCACGCATCCTGATTTGTACAATAGTATCTTTCGGCACCGGGCACTCACCACCTTCCCACTTAACCCACGGCTCCGCGACCTGAGTATCTTCTTTACGGCAACCGGATTGCTCCGTGGCGTACCCACCTTTGCGGATAAGTTTGTACGCCTCCGCGTCACCCGTAGCTTTAACCAACGCGATATGCAACTCCTTAATCTGCGCCGACGCATCACGTAACTGATTCTTAAGTGACTGCACCTCGTGCGCCAGGTCTTCGCACTGTTGCTTGTACGGGTTACTATTTACCTGCTGCCGTAACTGGTCAATCAGGTACTCGAATACTTCGTTTTTGTTACTCATAGTACGTACCCAACCTTTTCTCCGCATTTACTACATGTATACTGCCTGTCGGTCGTATGCTCTGCAAAGTCGACAATCACCCGATGCTCGCATTCTTCCACTTCCGGGGGTTCCGGAATCTCCATCGACATCCAGTGTGTCGCGTCTTTTACAACAAACTGGCATTCGTCGTCGGAGAAACCTTTTTGACTCCGAGAATACGCAGCCCCATGCACTACACCGTATGTCGGGGAGTACACCCATAAATCATAATCGTACTCTTCGGGTAATTGCTCGGAGCATTTAACCCACGCACCATTAGTGTCCATCTTCTGTCTCTCCTCTCGTTTGTGTAAATGAATAGTAGCCTATTCTATCTTAGTGTGCAAGTAAATTTATTGGTGTGTTATGGAGTCGAGGAATGCCAGTAACTCCTTCTCCGCTTCTACTTCCCTTTCTTCAAGCGACCAGGTAGCGGATCCCTCTGTTGCCGTTGCTAAATCTGTTTTCACATCAATCATCGTGTCGATCAACGCGATTAGTTGTTCAGCCTGTTCTTTAGTAATCATTGTTGCATATCCTGCAATAGTCGCTTCTATTGTTGCGTTTGGTGAAATAGAACAAAAATGAGAAAAATGATACGCTGCTGTGTAGCAGCGTAAGACACAAAGACAAATAGTAACCTATTGACCTGTTACACCAGCGACGGCGGCTCGGGTAACGGCATCTAGTGAGAAAACACTTCCTGCGCGTGTTCCCCGTAGTCAGCACGGAAATCACACCAAGTTACCCCATCCCACTCGTACACATTGTTCTGTACCACACCGCCCATACTACTGACGACCAAAACTGGTTTGCCTAGCTCTGGCATCCTCTCACTACACTTAATCCACTCACTCATAAATCACCTCGTATTCATCACAGTTTGCACACCAGCTTTCCACGCCCGCCACGCGAGACGCGTCTTAACGTTCAGGTACTCTTTCTTCGAACCCTTGTTAACCGGCAGACCCTCGACGACGGCCCACCGTTCGAATGCTTCTCTCATAACTTAGTCCTCGCTTAACGCCTGAGTCGCGACCAGGATGATAGCGGATAAACACTGTGCGCAAGGCTCTTGCCTGAATCCGTTTTCTACGGCAATTAAGGCGTGTTGAGCATCCTGGAACAACCATTCACCGTACGATGGAGAAGCCCCGCACCACGTTTCTATTTTATTCGTCGGTAATTTAACCCCGTCCCGATGGTCTACCTTGATTATGTGTTTTCTCATACCAACCCCATCTTCTCTTTAACGTGCACCCAAAACTCACCGCAGTACCAGCACCACATAAGATTAGGTGTCTCGCGAACCCAACCGTAATCCCCGCGGGCGCGAATCGGGATAATGCCTTTAGTGAAATAATAACCTGTCCGCAGAAACTCAGGGTCGCGCGTCGCGGTGCGCCACATGTTATAAAACTGCGCCAGCCCGGCACCCCGACGCATGACCCGTACCTTATGAAGGGTGTCAGAGACTTTTTCCAGTTCAGCGTTATTCATTAACGGCAACCTCCCTCAGAGTCGTCGGCACGAGCATCATGATTCGATGCCGTTCGTAGCGCACGTAAAACTTTTAGCAGGTCCTTCCATACCCCGGAAGAAATAGTTGGGCCGTCGAATAAAATAACTTCGTATCTGTTTACCTGGAAATGCACTTTCTCCAGTCTATGATGTTTCAGTTCTTCAAATAATTCTTCCATCACTTCACCCCTTTGAATTTAAAATTGTTGCCGATGAGACACATATCCTGTGCGTATAAAACGGTGAGATACGACCCCGTTAAAGATTCAGCAAAATAGATATTATTTTCTTTATGAAATGCGAATATGACCGCAAGCTCCCCAGTCCCCGTAATTCTCACCAACTGACCCTTCTTAAACATAACTCTCACTCCTCTGTCTCGTTCCGATAAGTGAATAGTATCCTATTATGCTGGGGCGTGCAAGAGAATAGTTACGTTGCCGTTGTGATTCTTTCGTTTCTTAAAAGAGTACGCAACGCAGTGGGTGGGCGTTAGCCCACCCCAGCGGAGTGAAGTACTCTCCGCCTTGCTCACGGCAACTGTAGAAACTTTTAATTATCAGTGACTTAAGAGGTATGATGCCGATGAGAATAGAGCTTACCCAGGGCAACCGGAGATACAAGGAAGGAAAGTTACGGTAATTCTTATGTTCAGTAATCTGCCGCTTAACACTTCGCTTGCGCTTTGGCGCCGCTGCGTTTCAAGCGGGTATTACAAGGTGAACAGGAATCAAAGTAACTAAGATATAGAAGCACCTTAAACGAAGATTTTCATAATGTCAATATGTGCGATTATGTTTGATTTCCCATTATTCGCAATGTATACTTGGTTCCTATAACTGATAATGAGGGTTTGAGAATGACACAGAATGAGGTAGCTGAGCGTATCGGGGTTACTCGTCGCACACTTAATAACTGGTTAAAGAGTGGGAAGTTCCCGGATTGTTGTATCCGTATTATGGGTCGCCGTCAGCCAGGTACGTTCGACCCGGAGAAAGTGGAAGCGTGGATTAAGGAGAACGTGAAATGACCGAATTTCAGTCGCGCGTATTTACGGCGGTCGTTTCGTTAACACGTAAAAAAGGGTCATGCAGTGTTATCGACTTGCGCCGTAGTTATTTTAAGTACTATAGTTCAGCCATTATTGAAGGGTCGTTGAAAGTGCTGGTTAAATCGGGTGTCGTGAAAAACGTTGGCGGGAAATATAACGCTGTTGCTGAAGTTCGCGGAATGACCGCTACTTTAGAAGACCTGGAATAAAAGAAAGCCCCGACGCGGTGAACGCCGAGGCCAAATTACTTGCTGAAGGAATATACAACATGTCCGATGTAATTTTATCCTACTCGTGGTCTCGTCGCAACGCGCGGGCGGAGAAAAAGGATATAAACGTCAAAACCACACACACGGCAACACTGGAC